GGATTAGGTACCTTAAATAACGGAAATGTAGCTATAGTTCACAGAACTGATGCAGCTGCTACTTCGTCTCTAAACGGCATGCATGTGATGAAAACTCCAGGCAACTATGCCAACCTAGCTGCAGCTACCTTAAGTCAAAACTCAATAGAAAATGACCCTGATTCGTCACCAGCACCTCTACTACCTGCAGGGTCTGTTATTATGTGGAGTGGTTCTACAGCTCCAACGGGATGGTTACTGTGTGATGGTTCTGATATTAATAGAACTACGTATGCCTCTCTATTTGCAATTGCGGGCACTAGTTATGGTGTTGGTGATGGCTCTACTACGTTTGGACTACCTGATTTAAGAGATAGATTCCCTCTAGGCAAAGGAACTAATAATAGCACATTAGGAGCTGAAACAGGTTCTGTGAGTGCTAGTTCTATTTTAACAACAGCTTCAGACGGTGATGGAGATCTAACGGTAGGTACAACATCTGTTGCTGCAACAGCAAAAGATTCAACCTCTACTACAGTAGTAAATTCAGTAACTCAGGCAGCACACACTCATTCTATAACAGTTCCTTCTTCTGTTGTTAACTATATTATTAAAACTTAATGGAGATTTTTAAATGAATTACTATGTTAAAGTAAATATCGCAGAACGTGGAGAAGATCCTTTTGCATATTTTGCTATAAAAGATTATGACAAAGGAAAAAGAGCTCCTTTACTTGCACGTCATTTTCCTTTAGATCTAATTGCAGAACATGAGCCTAGATTGTTAGACTTTGTTGCAGGTGATACAGATAATGCTTATCTTGAAATTAAAAAAACAGTAACCGTAAACCAAATTTCAGAAGACGGTTTTACTACTGGAGAACTCTCTGAAGAAGCTGTAGAGTTTTTAACTACTCTTGCTAAAACCGTATGTTTAGAAGAAAAGTATGACGAGTTGTTAGCTCCGCCATCTGTAGATCAACAGGTAGAAGATTTTATTAAAGAATTCTTTGAGGGAGACGAAGACCCTCTTTCAGATTTTAATGATTTAGATAATGAAAAACCTTTAGAACAAAAAGACTTTTTAGCTGAATTTTTCGCAGAACTTGAAGAAGACTCTGACGAAGTGGAGAAATAATGTCCCTTACTCGCGTTACTACTAGTGTAATTAGTTCAAACGTAATTACGTCTGATTTACTTCAGAACAGTATCATACAAACACGCCATATTCAACCTGGTGCGATTACTACTGATTTATTTGTGGAATCAGCTAATGCTGCTGCAGTAGAAATACGAGTAAATGCTAATTTAGATATAGTACAAAGTAATGTAAACACACTTACTACTGGTGTGAATACTGTTACTGATAATGTAGACACAGTTCAGACTAATGTATATGCTGATTTTACCACAGTAACAGGGTACATTGATGATGTACAAGATAATGTGGCATCAGTTTCAGCTAATCTTTTAACTACTGTCGGTAATGTTAACTCTGTACAAGATAATGTAGTAGCAACTCAAGCAAATGTGACAGGAATAATAAGTGGTGATACACAATTTAGTTCTGCTAAGATATTTCAACAAAATGTCACTATCCAAGGTAACTTAATTGTTGTTGGTTCTCAAGTTGACTTGGGAGTGGGTACAGCTACAATTGATGATAACTTTATTGTGGTATCGGCTAACTTAACAGGTGTTCCTGCGACAGACTCTGGTATTATCATTAATCGTGGTGATGAGGGCAACGTATTTATTGGTGATCATATCGGTGAAGATGCAATCGTTTTTGCAACAACACAATCTCCTCACGACAATGCTACTATTGCAATTCAAGAGTACATTGATGTACACGCTAATGCTTTTCATGTACATCAATCTATGGATTTTAATGTAGTTCATTTTGGTCATGTTAACGACGAATCCACAGGTATTATCATTGATACAACAAACTCTCATATTAAGTTTGTGGTTGGTGGTACAGAAGTAGCTAATCTAGACGCTTCGGCTAATCTTGTTTTAAATGACGGTAGGTTAACTGGTAATCCAAACGCTGCTGGCGACCGAAATGCTATTGATTTAGATGTTGATGAAGAAGCTGATGTTATTAATTCTATTTCTATGGAGTCTGTTAACTCTATCTTTTTCTTAATTGATAAAAACAACAACGGTGACGATCCTAATGCATATATAGGCGTATTCAATGACGTAGCAGATTTAAGCGCTTCTACTCGTGAAACTGCTATTTTCTCTATTCGTGATAACGGAGAGGTATTTGCTAATTCTGTAAGTATGGCTTTTGATGCTAATATTGCAGGTATTGGGGTTATGGCTAACGACTATGTAACCTATACCCGTCTTAACGCTAATCTAAATTCAACTACAGATAATATCAATACCGTCACTGATAATGTTAATATTGTACAAGATAACGTGACAGCTTTAACTGGTGGAGCTACTCTTCTAGTACCTTTTACAAATGTTAACTCAGCTCTTGGTACATCAAATGTATTTTTCATTGGGACAGATTGTGCTAATGATTCAAATGTTCTTGTCGTCACTCTTGATGGTGTTCGTCAGCATCCTACGATCGACTGGGTTGGTAACTATTCAAATGATACGGTTCAGTTTGTAGATGCCACTATCCCCTCTGGCATAATAGTTTCAATTACTTCACTTGCTCCATAATGAGATCTATCAGACAACTTACTACTGAACTAACATTTCGCTGTAACGCAAAGTGTCCTGCATGCCATCGTTGGAAACCTCTTCGCGTTAATTTAAATGATGCACGTTACACAATTTCACTTGAACGGTTCCAACAATTGTTTAATCCAGAGCTTCTCCAAAACGTAGAGTGGCTAATGTTAAACGGTAATTTTGGTGACTCTATAATGAATAAACAGTTTAGAGAGATAATTTCATATGTAAAATCTCAGGGAACTCGGCTTAAAATTCATACTAATGGTGGAATCCACGATCATTCATATTGGACTGATGTAGGCAACATTTTAACTGATCAAGATATAATTAATTTTGACTTAGACGGTTTGTGGGATACTCATTCTAAATATCGCATTAACACAGAGTTTGAAACTGTATTATCTAATGCAAAATCTGTAATTGCAACTAGTCAGTCACAGGTTCATTGGAAATATATTGTTTTTGAGCATAATAAGCATCAGGTAAACGAAGCACGAGAACTTGCTAAGAAGTCAGGATTTACTACTTTTTCTACTGTTAAAACTTCCCGCGATGTTTTTGCTCCTAAAACAGGTCAGTTCGTTCACTCTAAAAAGACTAAAGAATATGTACAAGCAGAAAAGAAGATTCATTGTGTTTGGGATGATTGGGGTAAATGGTATATTGCTCCTGACGGTTTAGTATTTAGATGTTGTTGGACTGGTGGGCATTATTATGATCAACAGAACGATAAATTCTACTATCCTCCTCAGTTTGAACGTATGTTTAACGGTTTTGAAGTTCCTCTTCAAAAAATAATATCGTATAATTACTGGACAAAGTTGCAACAATATCTGCAAGGCTATGAACGTTCATTTAAACTATGTAAATCTCAGTGTGGTAAAATTGTATCATCTATTGAGAAAAGAGAAGAAAATCTTAAGACAGGTAATATAGAGAATGTTAATTTTAACACTCAGGAGAACTAATGAAAAAACCTAATATTATAAGCAAAGTAGGAAAATTTAAATTTTTAAGATTTCCTAATCAGGGCATTCGCAAGAATGAGAAGATTAGAAAACTTGCCACTCGCGGAAAATTAAGTTATCCTACACTTGAAAAATTTATAGAAAAAGAACGTAATTTAGGATATCCTATAAAATATTCTAAACCAATCGGATTTAAAAGGAAACGCAAATGAGAAAAGACGGACATACCGATGTATCTTCTTCACGTAGAATGTGTAAAACGATCATCGAAGATGCAAATGACATTTTAGACGCATTACCCCGTGATATGGAAGCTCCGCTTCCAACTTGGTGGACTAATAAACTCGCAAAATGTTCAGCATATATGAATAGTGCTCGTGACTACTTAGTGTATTCTGACTCTCCAATGCAAGAGCCTCGTGAAGAGATGGATGATGATGACAATATGAAGAATGATGATATGGAAGAGATGACTTCATCTGGGCAAATTAGCAAGGGTGATTATACAACTCGTCACTTTGATATTTGTCCATCAGCTCAAGCTCTCTACTCAGATATTGAATCTAAAACTGACATGGTTCATCTTGTTGTAGAATCTATGATGTTACAAGATATGCTTTTCAAGTTAGAAAAACAAGCAATTGCTATGGACAATGCAGATTCAGACATGGTAGAAAAAGCTCAACACTACGCTGATATGATCATGAGTCTTGCACGTGAAATGAATCTTGAAGAAGAACATTCTTACGTAGAAGATGTTCATATGGCAAAAATTAAAGAATTAGCTGAGGATGATATGCTTCCTCCATCAGCAAAGATGATGCGTGATGCCTCTTAAACGTGGCAAGTCTAAAAAAACTATTTCAACAAATATTAAGGAGCTAATGAAAAAACCTTCAAAAGCTCGTGCTAAAGGCGTGCGCACCTTGGCCAAACGTATGGGTACTACGCAGAAAGAGGCACAACGTCGTCAAGCGGTAGCTATAGCTCTCCGTGCGGCTGGTAAACCTCTTTCAAAACGTAAAAAATAAAAATTGACATATAAACGGTTGTTTGTGATAATAATTCATAAACAAACCCCTCAAGGAGAAAAACTATGGCTATAGTAGATAAAAGAGGACATGACGGCTTTCCAGCTGATATTTCCGACATTCCAACCGCTGCTCTAACGCAAGGCGGTAATGAAGTACACATGTACCCAGGTACATATACAGCACCTACAGGTGTTGTAGCATCTGATTATGCTTATGTTGGCATGGGTGATGCAGATGAAATCATCATTAGTGGTGATATGAGTTTTGCAGACGGATCAACAGGTTCAATCGTATTTAAGAATATTACTTTTCAAGGTTCTTCAGCAACAGCTGCTGGCGGAACATCTTGTGTATCCAAACTTGGTAATACAGCAGTGACGCTCAAGTTTGAGAATTGTGTATTTACAAATTCAGATTTTGGAGTTAATCAACAAGCTAACCTAACATCACACGCAGCTGCCGGTACTAACGGTGTTGAAATGTGGTGGTGTGATGCTTCAGGCGTTGATCGTGCTATCGTATCAAACGCTAACTCAGAGATTAATTTCTCAGCTCTGAACACTGGTTCAAACGCATACTACACAGTTGGAGATAGCACATTAAACGGTGATCCAGCTCACACAGTTACTGTACGTGCTTCCACATCTGGCGGTGCTAACGCAGGTAACATGACAGAAACAGTTCTTGCACTGATTTCTTAAACTAGATAAAGGAGAATAAATCATGGCAATGATTTCAAAATCAGCTAAACAACCTATGGAAGGTGCTTCTTCAGCCTCTTCACCATGGGGAGCTGCAGAAGGCGCTAAAAAAACCGGTTCTGGTTCAGACGGTGGTGCTTGGGCTGCAGATATGAGAGCCCCAAAACATATGGGTAATTTCCGTTCAGGTGATACATCTGGAGGACCTGGTGGCGCAATCGACAAAAAAGTGTCTGTAGCATCTGAAGATGTGACAAAAGGCATGGGTGGTCGTGTTATCAAGGACATGCAATAAGGAGCTATTATGGCTAAAACACTATCAGGAGCCGAAGCGAGAAATGGAAAGACTATAAGAATCGGTGATAACCGTTATGGTCTGCGTGAAGAGTATGACCCAGAAGTAAAGCGTGAGACTCTTGAACATTATCGTACAGGCCATAATCTTACTGTCACCGAAGTGAAAAACCCACTTACTCAGACAGTAAAAACAGTGACTAAAAAATGATTGTACCTGAAGTATTTCAGCGTTCAATGCCAAAACCTAAAAATAAGAAACAAAAAAAGCGTTATAAAACGCGAGAAGTGATACCATTAAAAAATATTTATAAATCACTTCGATAATAGGTTTTTAACCCAAATCTTTTCATACGGGGCGCAGATCCAAAACTGTGCCCCGCTTGTTTTTACGATCTGGGATATTACATCTTTTGAATCTACATCACAAGATATAAATATCATATCATCTTCCCCAAACTCAGAATAATCAAATGTACAAGCATCTGCTCTATAGTATATTATAGCATCTTTTGCAGGTGTTTTACTAGTAATCAAGTGTGCTAACTTTACCTTTTGTTCTGATATCTCAATTCCATAATACTTCTTTTCTGAGTATCTTTTATGCATATCAAAAATTGAATAAGGATACATACCTGACCCAACTAACACCACTTTATCTGCATTTCTTAGTTTATGCATGATACTCTTGTCTATGATAGTTTTATAAATCCAAGAGTTTTTACTGTAAACATAGTTATACAAATTTTCAGGAGCATTTCTTGAAAACTGCATATTTATTAAACTTAGTTCAGCATCTATGTTTCTTTGCTTCCATTCTTCTCTAGCTTTTAAAAATAGCAAAGATTTCTCTTGCTGATCTTTTTGTTCCATCTAAATTAAACTCAAACTTTCTAGGTTTAGAAGTAAGAATAGAAGAAAGCATCTCTTCTAGCTTACTAAACTCTTGATTATTAATAACTTTGAAATACTCATAAGGCTCAAATACATAGGCACGTACAAATTGTTCTATTTTTTGTCCATCTTGTCTAGGTACTACTACTGCAGGAACTCCAGTTTTTAAAATTTCTACAGTTGTATTATAACCACCATAAGTAATTATTCCAGAACACTTTTCAAGTTTTTTTGCTAAATTAGGTATATAGTCAACAAATAACATATTTCCCTTACTTTTAGCTCCTAATTGGTTATACCTATTAGCCATAGGCATAATAAATTTATAGTCAGTAAACTTATGTGCTATTTTAGTTACTTCTTTAAAAAGTAGTAGTCCTTCATTTTTATTTAACCCTGTAGATACATATATATGATTATTTCTTTGTTTGTGTGGTTTTAAAGAATCATCACATACATAACCAGTATAAGATATTAAATCTTTAATCTCATCTATAATTATTTTTGGATTCCCTCTAACCGTTCTATCACTATATAGGGGAAGTATATTAGGATCGCCGTGAACTAGTATTTTATCTGCATAATATTTACAAACAATATTTTGCGTATAGTTAACCCAGTCTTTTAGTTGATTTTCGTGTGGATCATCCCATGGAAAATCTCTTATAGATATTACAATTTTAATTCCCCTTTTTTTGCACTCTTCAAAGCATTTAAATAACTCATGAGAGTATTGGTGTCTACAAAAAGGAAAACCTTCACTGACTAATACTTTTATTTTATATTTATCTAGTGTTTCAATGAATTTTGATATTCTAAAGTTTATTATGTTTTCATTTTGAACATAACTCGATAAGGCTGTTCCTTTTGGGGGTTTAGAGTTTTCCAAAAAAGATACTTGTGGCACACTAAAGTCTAAAGGAGGTTTAAATAACTGGTTTATTATTAGTACATCAGTAAGTTTAGCAGTTTCTTCTGCTATTAGCTTAATTCTATTACTATGACCTAGTCCATAGATATACTGGGTTAAAAAAGCAATCATTTACCACTAGGATTAAACCAACGCTCTGCAAAAGGAAATATTTTTCCAATCTCAACACCGCACTCTTTAGCAATTTCAATATGTTCTTTTTGTGTTCCGTGTGCTGATCGTAAGTCGATATAATGTAACCAAGATCGCAGAGTACCGTTCATATAGAGTCGTGATCTCATCATACCTTCTGGAAGTACTGCACGAGCTTGTTCTTTAGCTATACCCATTTCTAGTGCCCAATTATAGGCTTGAATAGATGCTAATTTTACTTTATCTTGTTTTATCAACCAATCGTGCTGTAGTTCGTCATCTTCAGTGTCTATTGAATTTTGGCGATTTTGTTTATCTTGAAGTCTGGCTTCTCGATTAGTCCAACCTAAAGAATCTTCAGGATTAGCGTATCTCTGAGAAAACTCTTGAAAAGAGAAAGATCTGTGTCTTAGAATCTGACGAGCTATATCTCGTGTAGTTTCAATTTCCATACACACTGAAACCATTTCAAACGGTGACCAGTGATTTTCTCTTATTAAGTATTTTAATAGTTTCTCTGAAGTTTCAGTACTCATTTGATTATCAGGGTTAGAAACCCTAGCACAATAAGCAACTAGATCTTCTGCATTATCTACTCCAATCATATCAACTGGTTTTGAGTAAGATATTAATCTAACTTTCATTATTTTCTCCATAAAGTTTCATAATTTTTTCTCTACTGTACTGTTCAGTAGCTTTTACCTTTGTTCTGTTTCTTATCTGGTCTTTTATAAGTTTTATAAAAGTTTTTCCAGAATTAATTTTCCAATCAGATTTCTCTATCTCATCAACGTATTTTATCACTATTCGTGGAAGTTGTTTTACAGTCATCTGCGCTATTTTTTGTCCAGGACGTATGATTACAGCTTCGTGATTTTTATTTTCAAGATGAATCCATATTTCATCTCTAAACGTATAGGGAAAGTATGTAACTCTTTCACACATGACTACCCCATAACTATATATTAAACCACTTAAAGAGTTAACCTCAATTGTGAAATTTGGATTAGTAAGCTGAGGATAAATACCTGTTGGGAAAGGGAATATTTCTCCAGGCTCTAAAGTAACGTCAGTATCAATACATGCTCTTAAGTGGAAAAAAGGCTCTAAATGATTATATATTTCAAAAGACCAGCTTGTACCTAGTTTACTTTCAAGATACTTAGCTTTAGAGCTTTTTTCTATTTTTATCTCACAAACTTGTAAGTCTTTCAAGAGGCTCTTCTCCTTCTTTACCTGCACAAATCGCATCTACACAATATTGTTTAAGATTGATAAGTTTTTCATTTCTAACTAATTGATCGTGACCTGCATTTAGATTAGTAATATACTTAGACTTACCTTTTATAGGTAAAGCCTCTAAAAGATTATCTAGTGTTTTATACTCACGGGCAAGAGCTTGAGCACGCTTAGGACCTATACCATCAATGCCTAAAATGTTGTCTGACTTATCACCCTCAATAATTCTTGAAAGCATATATTCAGAAGGATTTACATCAAAATCTTCTTGAAGTGTTTGTAAAGTGACTTCTTTACGTCCGAAGATATTAAAGATAGAGATATTATCATCAATTAGTTGATACAAATCTCGGTCAGAAGACACTATCCAAGTATGATCATAGCGATCAGACATATTTTGAGTAATCCAAGCTAATATATCGTCAGCCTCAACTCCGCGAAACTTCAATACTTCTTCATCGAGCTGATCAGGTAGTGCATTTAAAACTGAGAAAAAATCTTCATACTTTTTAATCTCATCTTCGTCTTGAGGTTTTTTACGAGTTCCTTTATATTCTTCGTGCATTTCCATTCTGTAGTATGACTTACCGAAGTCAAAGCAGACTATAGTACGAGCTGCTTCGTATGATTTTGCTAAAGATTGGATTGTGCGGATGAAATCTGCATCGAACGACGCATAGTTAGGTCGCTGCAACCAGCGATAAGATAGGTTATTAGCATCAATAATTAATAGATTATTATAAGTTGAGTAATCGGTCTCTTGCAAGTCTGCAAGATCATTCCAAGATTTGGTCATAGTTATCTCCTGTGTTTATAAATAACTATACCAATTTTAAAAGGAAGAAGCAAGATTAGTTTACTTTTGATATCTTATAAGCTACTAATTAATATTAAACTCTTTGATAATACCTTTGTATATATCTCTTGCTAAAAGCAAATTACCTCTTCCAGACATATGACAATAACTATCTAATATATCTAAGGGATTAGGGTCTGTATAAAATCTAGTTTTATTAGATTCATAAGTGTTTCTATTAGTAAGATGGTAACTACTTATAAGATCTATATTACCGAAAGATTTAATTTTATTATTTTTATCCCAATATATGTTTATAACTTTTTTGTCTTCTAATATTTTTCTAATTTTTTTGTAGATTTTAGCGCTATATTCTTCTAATGCAAATATATTTTTTCTACCTGGTTTAGGATGAAATATAATATATAGATCATATAATATTTCGCAATTAATAATTGTATATGCAACATCACCAATGCTTGAACCAGAGATACCGTAAGTATGTGCTTCAGCAGATAGTAAGTTAGCTAAATAATACTGCCAAGTATTTTCGTGGTTAAAAACAGGTTCAGATCTGTCTTGCCAAATTTTTTTATTGTGTACAGCATCTTCTGCTAATTGCGCGAAACTATCTCCGAAAATTCCTATTTTATATTTAGGATTATCTACTTTTATCTTATACGGTAATTTAATACCTTCTTTACAGAGTACTGTTTTAGGTATAAACATTTTTACTTTCTGTTTTACTAAAAAATAAGACTATCTTTAAGAAGAAGCAAGGTTAGTTTGGTCTTTAATGGAGTCTAGCCAGTCATCAAGTTTCGTTACTTTGAACTGACAACCAAAAGATTTAATTTCGATAAAGAAGGGAACTTTTATATCATCATCATACGCAACAAAATCTTTTGACCGATTCCATCGAAATATAAGGAGGGGTTTCTTTTTCATTACTTCTGCTTCACGTACCGTTTGCCGCCAGAAGTTAAGAATGTCTGTGGTTTTAGATGTTAACAGGTTATTCCACTGAAGATCTTTATAGTGCTTACATTCCACTGCATAAGGCCACCAGGCTGTGTCGTGAGGAGTCCAAATATCTCCTTTTAGATAATCTATCGCTCCCGATAGAGGGACTCTTCTAAATTCCCTACCAAACTCGCTTGATAGTCTAGTTGCAATTTTTTGTTCGTATGCTGACCCTTTTGCTTTACTTTTATTATGAGCCATCGTATCCCAACTTATATTTTGCTATAATGTATGACTTTAAAAAGTCACTTCTTACAATGTCATCAATTAAAAACTCAACAGTTTCAAACTCTTCTAATGATTTAAGAATTTTCATAAAATTCCATATCCCACGTTTATCATTTTCCCTTGTTAAATCAGTCTGAGTATAGTCACCACAGAATATGATCTTTGAGTTTTTTCCTATACGAGTGATTATACTATCTAATTCATGAAAATTCAAGTTCTGACATTCATCCACAATAACCACTGCATTATTAATAGTTATGCCCCTTATAAAAGAGGTGCTCATAAACTTTACATTACTTTGTTGTTTTAAAGAGTCATAAGCATCTCTAATACCAAAAAGCTCCCTACATATAGATCGATAGGGAGCTTCATAAATAGATACTTTTTCTTGCTCATCTCCTGGTAAGAATCCAATATCTCTAGTAGAAACTACTGAACGAACAATAAATACATCATCATATACCGTAGAAGGATCTAATACTTCTTCAAGAGCTAAATAAAGAGATAAAAAAGTTTTACCTGTCCCAGCTATTCCATGTAGTAAAAGATGTTTATTTTGTTTATAGGCTTCGTATGTTTTTGTTTGATTATCAGTGATAGGTTTAAATGTTAAGAGGTCGTCAATTCTGACTTTTTTAAGAGGTTTATTATTTCCGTTAGCCAATAGCTACTTCTCCTTTAATTATTTGAATCAAGTATGCCTGACTCCATCAACTCAGTATATCCTCCAATAACTTTTCCATCAATAATAATTTGTGGAATTGTGCGAGCATTGGGTACTTCTTTTAAAAGTTGTTCTTTAGTCCAACCATGACCTATTTTACGCTCTTCAAAATCTATTCCATGTTGTTTAAGTTGGTATGTAGCTCTTACACAATATTGACATAAATCACGACTCCAGACAACGACTTTCATTATAAATCACCTTCTTTGCGATTTTCTGAGTAGTGAACATCAAATTCACCGCCTGGATAACGTGATTTTAATTTATCAACGTTTTCAGATATAATATCATCAAGAGTAAGATCTAAGGCTCTACAAGCATTAGCAACATACCACATAATATCACCAAGTTCTCTTTTAAGATGAAATTGTACATCTTTGTCTAGTGGCTTACCTTGAAATACCGCTTTTTTGACAATCTCAATAAACTCACCACTCTCGCTTGATAGACCTATTGCTGCAGTCATTAATAAACTAGGATTAATACCATAAGTTTTTTCAATATCAACTAGTCGTTGTATCATTTCTTCACGGTGGTTAGAAGCATCAGATGTTACTTCTTTTACAAATTCTTTATACTTTTCAAAATTAATCATAGAGCAAAACCCTTAAATGTATCTTTTGATACGTCTTGTTTTGTTCCTCCAATCACATAACTGGAGATTTCTGTTTCTTGAGGAGCTACTTGTACTTCGGAACCTGAAATCCACTTCTGTGTCCACGGAAGAGGATTAGCACGAGGAACATTGTAAGGAGACTTTATACCTATAGCAGTAATACGCTTATTAGCAATCCACTCAATATAGTCTTCAAGAAGTTTAGTGTTTAAACCAATCATAGAGCCATCTTTAAATAAATACTGAGCCCATTGTTTTTCTTGATCAACAGCTTCTATAAACATATCAATAACTTCTTGTTCACATTCTTTTGCTATCTTAATAAAGTCTGGATCGTCTTGTGGGAGAAGTTTTAGGATTTGTTGTGTAGAACCGAGATGGACATTTTCATCACGGGCAATCAATTTAATAATTTTAGCATTACCTTCCATCTTTTTTAATTCGGCAAATGCCCAAGAACAAGCAAATGACACATAAAACCTTACACCTTCAAGAATGTTAACACTTGCGATACACAAGTATAAAAGCTTCTTCAGTTCATACAGATCTACTTTAATTTGCTTTCCATTGATTTCGTGCTCACCTTCCCCTAAAAGTTGATACCACTTTGTCATTTCAATTAACTCATCATAGTGTTTTGATATTGAATCAGCACAATCAACAATTTCATTAATATTCATCATTTCATCAAATATCTTAGAAGGGTTTGGATAAATATTACGAATAATATGGGTGTAAGAGCGTGAGTGGATAGTTTCAGAAAAAGTCCATGTGATAATCCAATTCTCTAACTCTGGTAGTCCCACAATTGAGCCAAAAGATTCTGCAGGAGCACGACCCTGTACAGAGTCTAACACGATCTGACGTTTTAAGTTAGAGGTAAAAATATGCTGTTCATGCTCTGTTAGGTTTTTAAAATCTGAAGCATCACGCAATATATCAATTTCTTCGGGTCGCCAAAAGAATCCTAGTTGCTTATCAGTAAGTTTATCAAAAGCACGATACTTTAAAGTATCGAATCTTTGCATACCAAGAGGCTCATCAAAAAACATTTTAGCAGTTGTATGGTCATTAGTTGTTTTGTTTAATACAGTCATTATATCACCTATAGTACACAAGAGTCACAGTTAGCTTCATCATCAATATCTGGAAGCTCTTGTGATTGTGTTTCATCAAATTTATTAATATCAATCTCTCCCTGTCCGTCAAAAGTATTAAAGTAATATAGTTGCTTACCGCCATACTTGTAAAACATGAGAAGATGTTGAATCATAGTGCTCATTGGTATTTTTTCGTCTTCAAAAAATGTTGGATTATAAGAAGTGTTTACAGAGATACCTTGATCAATGTATTTTTGTAGGATAGCACAAATCTTTAAATATCCTTCGGGTGATCGTTGATCCCAAAGAAGATTATATTTAGAACGTAGTTTGTGTATTCCAGGAACTACTTGTTTAAGCACTCCATCTTTTGATTGTTTAATAGACACAAAAGAACGAGGAGGCTCAATACCGTTTGTAGCATTTGCAATCTGTGCTGAAGTTTCTGAAGGCATTAGAGCCATTACAGTTGAATTACGAATTCCTGTTTTGTGTAACTGTTCTCTTAATTGATCCCAAGGCATGCGTTCTTGATGAGGTACTAACTCGTCTACATCTATTTTACGAGTATCAATGGGAACTACTCCATGCCCGTACTTTGTTTCTTTATTGCCAGAAGGAGCACCTTGTTCATGTGCTAAGTCTGCAGAGGCTTTAATGAGATAGTAGGACCATGCTTCAGCATATTCATCTAGCAGTTCCAGATTTGGTTCTTCATAACTTGTGTTATTACGAGCTAACCAATATGCAAGATTAATAATTCCTACACCGAGAGGGCGGCGTTTCATGGTTGCGTTATGAGCTGCCTTAACAGGATAGTTTTGGTACGATAGAAGAGCATCTAGTCCTCGAATGGCTAGTTCACAAGGTTTTTTAAAGTCTTCTGGTTTATTAATTTTACCCCAATTTATGGCTGAAAGGGTGCAGAGAGCAATTTCGCCTTCTTCATCATTAAAGTCTGTAAGAGGTTTTGTAGGAAGATTAATTTCACAACATAGATTAGATTGGTGAATTGGGGCAGCTTTTTCATCAAAAGAAGAGTGTGTATTTGCATGATCAACATTCATCAAGTAAATACGACCAGTATTTTTACGCTCTTCCATGAATTGGGAGAATAATTCTATAGCTGGGATAGTCTTTTTACGAATATTTGGATGAACTTCTGCTTTTTCATATAAATATTTAAATTCATCTTGATTATTAAAAAAAGATTCATACAGTCCTGGAACATCTGACGGAGAAAACAGTGTAATGTCACCACCTTCGAGAAGGCGTTCATACATTAGTTTGTTGAATTGCACTCCGTAGTCCATATGTCTGACTCTATTGTCGTCGGTTCCTTTATTGTTTTTAAGCACAAGCAAGTCTTCGACTTCAAGGTGCCAGATAGGATAATACAATGTAGCGGCTCCGTTTCGCACACCGCCTTGTGAACAGCTTCTTGTAGCTGATTGAAACATCTTGTAGAATGGAATAACTCCTGTGTGGTAGGCATCTCCACTTCTAATTGGACTTCCAAGAGCTCTGATTCGCCCAGCTCCGATCCCGATACCTGCTTTTTGGCTAACATACTTGACAATAGAAGAAGTAGAAGCATTGATACTATCCAGCGAGTCGTCAGTTTCGATGAGGACACAGGATGAGAACTGTCGTTGAGGAGTCCTGACACCTGCCATAACAGGAGTAGGAAGAGAAATATCAAAGGTAGAAATTGCGTCATAATATTCTTTCACCCACTTAATACGAGCATCTTTATCATATGACTGAAATAAAGTCATAGCAATAAGCATATACGCCATTTGTGGAGTTTCATAAATTTGCTTTGTAACACGGTTCTGGACTAAGTATTTGCCACGAAACTGTTCCATAGCTGCGTAGGTGAGTGTATCATCTCTTTGGTGCTTTATGTAACTATTAAGTTTATTGAATTCGGATTTGGAGTACGACTCTAAAATTTCTGAATCATAAAAGCCGAGCTCTATATTCTTTTTTACTAAGTCATGCAAATGCCAAGGATCAAATTGACCATAAACCATTTTACGCAAGTGATAGTTAATTAAACGACCCGCAACCCATTGATAGTTTGGTGCTTCTTCTGATATTAAATCTGCCGCAGACTTAATTAGAGTTTCCTGAACATCTGAAGTTTTGATTCCATCAAAAAATTGAATCTGGCTTTTAATTTCAACTTCGCTGGCACTCACACCTTTAATATCTTCACAAGCATAAAATACTACCTTGTGTAATTTTTCAATATCGAGAGATTCGTGAGAACCATCACGCTTAATTACTTCTGTCATATGTTTTTCCTTTATTGTATTGAGCTGATATTATCTTCTTTGACAATAGAAATTTTATCTATTAGGGGGTGAGTGAAATCATGAGAGATGAGAAACACATTAAGATTATCTTCTCGCTGTAGAACTTCAATTAGCTTGTCTTTTCCTTCGTCATCTAAAACACCTGTTATTTCATCAAGGAATAATAGATTTACGCTACTACCTCCTAGTTTAGATAGCAGATTACGAATAGCTAAAAGAATCGATGTTTGAATCCTACTAAATTCACCGCCAGATACAGTTTCAATTGGTGTTGAGATGCCGTTATTGATAACTGAGATATTTAGTTTCTCTTTATCTAATTTAAACTCAACTTGAAACTGACCATCACTTAATAAAGATAAGTAATAATTAATAGAGTTTTCTAACTCTTTAGTCAAATTCTCTAACTTAAATGCTACGATGCCGGATGTGCTGAACGCTTTTTTAAGAATATTTAAAGAATTTATCTGATTTGATTTAGTTAATGTAACATCTTTTACGTTTCTTTGTCTAATTGAAAAATCATTTTTTTGGTCATTTAGTGCGTCAACGCGGGCATTATGAATCCCTACCTGTTTATTGTAGTCTTGAGCTTCATTAGCTGCACTAAACTCTGCAGAGTACTCTCTTTTGAGATCCGCAATTTTAGTCTCAATATTACCGATATTAGGATATTGACTAGGAATAGTAGAATCAATTAGTTGGGTTAAGTGCTCAAACCGTTCAATAGCTCTCTTATTATCTAAATACAATTTTTTCTTGTTATCAATATCTTTAATCTCATTTGACCACTTAGTAGCTTTTACAAGTCCTTTTTGATGAATCTCTATTTTTTCTTCTACTTGACTTACTAAGTCAATTTTAAGTTTTTCTAGGTGAGAGGTGTCAATAGTTTGACCACACGAAGGACAGGTATCATTAATATCAGTAGTTTCTATATCAGCTTTTATTTTCTCTATATCCCTCTTAAGCATTACAAGATCATGTTTTAATGTCTGATACTCATCCCAATACTCAAATTCTGTAGGTTCAGATAATCCTGCATCGAATTGGATTGCATCTCTTTCTTCTGAGTACATATTATTTTTATCTATTTTTTTACAAGTTTCTTCGTAGTTATTTAACTCTTGTTGTAAAATACCAATCTGTTGTTGAAGAGATTCATTTACTGTAGGAACAGCGATTTCAGTTTGTTTTTCTGGGATAGTAGTAATAGAGAGAAAATCTTCAATAGTTTTTAATTCTCCTTGTAGCTTAACAAGCTCTCTATCAACTTCTGTAGAACGTACTTTAACTTGTTCTCCAATAGCAATATATTTTTCTAGGTTAAAGAGATTGATTAAAAACTTTTTACGATTAGCATCTGTTGCTCTTAAAAACTCTAATAAGTCTGTAGATGATTGATAGGTGAGTTGAGAAAATACATCAAAATCTAGTCCTACTATATCTGCAATCATCTTATAAGTGTCTAATACTTTGTGATCAGATATATCTACACCGTTTTCTAGCAGTTTAACTTTTGTTTGTGCTCCTGTGCGAGTTACTTGGATTACATAATCTTTATCGTCAGCAACAAAAGTAAGTTCTGAATTCCAGTTCTTGTCTTTTGACCAGCGATTAAGGATGTCTGACTTTTTAATTCCTTTGACATTCTTATTAAAAAGAGTTTCTTGTATGATCATCGCAATAGATGATTTTCCGCTGCCGTTAGGAGCAGTAAGTTGAGTAATTCTTGCTTTATCTAAATCTATCTTATTAACTTTTCCATAAGAAAACATATTTGAAAAAGATAAAGTTTTTAGTTTAATCATAGTCATAGTTTGATTAACCTTTCATCATGTTGGTTATTTTTATAGTACTCTTTTCTAATGTACTGAAGAGTAAATGTGTCCCATGTTATAAAACTTTGTCTAGTATAGTTGTGGGTAGCTCTTATTTTATCTCTAATAATTCCTGCATGATTATATCCATTTTCCCAACCTGTTAGTTTGATTCTACGAGGTAGGTGAGGAAATGCTTCATACAAAAAATCATTGTTTTTATCTCCAGGTTGTTTCGCATCATAGTTTGCAGCATAGTGACAAAAGATAGGCTCAAGAGATGTAAAGGTAAAGAACAGTTTATTAGCATTGATAGCATACTTTACTAAATTAGGAGAATCTTCCCACCATCCAATACCAACTCCATTATGCCAGTCAGGATTATGACCAGAAAATATTAAAATTTCATCGTCATCTACATGATGAAACATGTTAGTATGGGCAATTTGTGAGTAAGAGTGAGTAAACTGCCCTAGCTTAACTCCTTCAGGTATAGTTTCAGATACAAACTGATCTCTGTTTAACTCTACTACTTCGTGCTCAACTGCTCTTTCTTTAACCCACTCAAAAGCATACTTTAGGTCATCGTCATTTATGCCTCCAAGAAGTCTTTGTGAGACGGTACGAAAAGGAATTCCTAACTGATAAAACATCTCTGCAGTCACTTCTGAATCTATTCCTCCAGAGAGAGTTAACACGTATCGGTGAGTTTCTCCATAACGTTTATGAAACTGTTCAACCAATATTTTTAAATCATTATAAAATGACTTACCACGTCTATAGTACATAGGAGTTGTACAACGAACTCCTAAAGAAGGGCATACCTGAGAAGTTTCGTATTTATCAGGACGCATCCAAGAACGGTTCTGTACATACTCCCAGTAAACACGGTTTAAAGATAAGTCTAAACTCACGAAGAGACTCCAAGGTCTTTAAACTGTTTAAGCACTGTATCAGTATCAGCTACTTTGATATGATTAAGATAGATCTCAAGTTCTTCGTAGATTGTTTTGTTCTTCAAATCAAGAGTTACGTCTTCATTAGGTTTTTCAACTACTTTTTTATCTAACAGTTCAGTACGACCAATCTTTGATAGCTGATCAATGTTACCTGTCACTTCGTATACCACGTGATGACGAGAGTCAGAGCGCATTTCATCTCCTGCTTTAATTGTGCGACGAAGCAGTTTTGGAAGATCTAAATTGTAAAACTCACGAGTGTAGTTGTGAGAGTCTACGACCTCATAGATATCAACTCCATACTCTCGCTTGTCGTCTCGGTCAAAAGTTGTATTAAGTGGGGAACCAGGATAGTAGCAATTAGTGTCACCATAACGATGATTAAAGTGTAGATCGCCAAGTAGACATAAGCCCCAAGGGGAGAGATTGGAGAAATCATATTCCGGTGTAATATGCGGCGGAACTTCTCCCCTGATGTGTGTGACCAAGATGTCACCCTCAACATAGGCTGGTAGATTGTTTGTTTGCATTTCTCCATACGGGAATAGCTGAAATGACGTTTGACCCACAGTCTTACGTCCGTTTCTAGTAAATACCTCCACACTCGGATTCTTGATAGCGTTTTTTTCGGTAAGATGTTCAAAGAATGTTTCTCCTTTGCGTGTTGCTTCATGGTTGCCGGGGATGATGAGAGTGGGGATAGTGACTGAATTGATATAGCTCAAAAACAGTGAGATTTCATCTGGTTCTGGTTTTTTATCAAAGATGTCACCAGCTATCACATGCACATCCACGCGTTGTTCTAAAGCGATCAGTTTCCGAAACATTTCACGAAATCTTCCAGTCTGCCAATCGTATGGAACTTTTTTCTTATGTAGATTGATATGCCAGTCTGCTGAACATAAAATTTTTGTCATTGCAATTCCTCTTCATTTATGCTAATTTATGTGAACTAGTTAGTGAATAATGTAACACCGTAGGTGAAAAGCTGTTGAACACCGCTTGAACAGTTGTTTTGCAGATTCGGTCTCGGAGAGACGTAACGTGGCAACGTAGTTGCCTAGCCGTCACGTCACCCGTGTATCTATCTTCCTATAATCTTTCCAACATCACCTTCAAAAGTATAACTTCCAACATGGTTAAGTTTTGTATTAGGATCTAACCAAATCTCACCGCCAAGTTTTTGCCAGCGACGGCAGAAAGTATAGTCTTCTGAAAGATATCTATTATCATCCGGGTCTAACCAAGTATCAAATAGTGCATAACAGTATTTATTAAACTTTGGATCAATATTAGAATCATTGCGATAATGCAGTTCTGGATGGGCTTGCATCATCTTTTCTACTACTTCACGTTTAATTAAGAAAAACCCTGTTGATGCGTCTAGTACTTCTATAGCACCGTTCTCAACACGTACTTGTTTCTTATCTAAGTCTTGAAATTTAAAGTTAATAGCATATTGTACTGGAAGTGCTTTTTTAGGATAAGCAGCTGCCATAATTGGTTTATCGTAGGCTAGTGCTCTAAGAACTGAGTCAGGATCAAATTCTATATCTGAATCAATAAACATTAGATGTGTACAGTCTGATTCCATAAACATTGCTGTTAAGATGTTTCTAGCACGAGTTACTAGTGATTCATTACGAAGAGTTGTAATCCTAAAGTTAATCCCGTGTCGCATAAAAGTTTGTGACATCCTGAACATCGAAAGAAAATACTGGTCTGTTAGCATTCCTCCATAGCAAGGGGTGGCAAAAAAGATATTATGACCCCTTAGTTTCTCAAGATCAATTGTTGCTTGATTACCTTCAACAGCTTTGAAAGCACCAAAAGAACGTTCTTTCGGTGCTTCTTTACTGTTATCAGGTTTCATATCTGATAAAGATTTTTTCATTAGGCTAAATCATCCACATCTTCTGCAGGTTTAAATTCATCGGAAACATCTCCCGCGAAGTAGGCAGTGTTTTGTAATAACCACTCTTTTTGTTCATCATAAGATTGACGCTTGTAAATCTTAGATAGATCAAACAGTTCTAGTTCTTTTTCTACGTCAGATAGAGGTGCGTTATTACGAGCTGGAATAATTGAATACTTTACATTCTGAGGTAAAGGACCAGTCTTTTCTTTTTTAATAGTAATATCATACCCATTACTAGCATCTGCAGGATTACCATAATCAGGATTTGTTGCATAATCTACAATTTGTGAATAGATAGTAGCTCTTAGGTCAAAGAGCTTAATAGATCCGTCTGCACGATCAATTACATTACAGACATAAGAAAATTGAGGCTTGTCCGAATAGATAGCTTCGTCAATTTCTTTGAAAGGGTCTTGAGCAGAATTATCAAAAGATTCTGTCTCGCGACTAAATTGAAGACATTCTACCGGCATCTTCTTACCTTCTTTTGTTACTACCCAATAGCAGTAACGAGGCATGACATCTCCGATCAATCTGACTTTAGTGTCTCCGACACCTAGTGTTAATCTTTGGATTTCTCTGCGTTGATTTGAGCCATTGGATTGTTTTCCTTTAGCTTGATCCCATGCGACCATATTGTTTCTCCTTTTGTTGAACGTTGGTTCTTATGTGTAGGATTTCCTCGAAACCGAGGACTCAGTTAAAAAATAAATTTTATTATCTTTTATGTTTATGTAAGGATTATTAATTTCCTTGTTAATGTAGTCTTTGTCAATATAATCTTGTTTTTCACTTATACGCCTCATTGATAAAAGCTGTAAGTATTCTATCTTTTTTAGAATATTTACGTTATGAGTAAGAAACCAAGCATTAGTGAGATAGCTCATTGGTTCTTGGGTTTTATAGTGACATTTCAATTCTGTTTTTGTTTGTTCTAAAACACCATCAGTAAATAGGTGTGCTGGTATGTGATTAATTTTTAATGCGTTCATTAATCCCTTAGTTGTTTTAGGATTATACAATTTTGTTTGTGCAAAGGTCAAGATAAGAATGGCAGCTTGATCTTTTCTTGCCCTTGATTCTATTTCATACCAATTAAAGTATATAGTATCCACGATGCTTATACCACTCAAGACGTTTAGTTTGTTGGCGTGCGACAATCCCTCCAGATAACCACCAATCTACTATCATTGGTACTTGCTTGTCAGGATGTTCACGAATTATGCGACCTACTCGTTGTTCTAATTTAATAGGGTTATTAGAAGGACAAGTAAGATAAAGAGTATCAAGACGGTGACAACTAATACCTTCATCAAATAATTTTGTGGATAAGACACACTTGTACTTTCCTCCAACATTTTGAAGAACATCTGTTCTAGTTGATTCATCTGATTCTCCTATTAAGCATATACTATCAGGAATTAATTCCTGTAAATCTTTTAACATTTGCACACGCTCACCNAATATAAGAGGGCAACGACCAGTGACTATCTGACTATTGGCAAATTTAGCGATAGCTTTCAAGTAATCTTTATTAGCACAAAGTTTGTTCAACTGGCGCGACCAATCTCTTTT